GAAAGAGCACGCCGCGCTGTCGGTCGTCAAAAGCGGCAACGAATTGGCCGCTCTGCAAAAGCGGCTCGCGCCAGTCGATGATAGCGACCTGAAAAATAGCGTCACGGTCACGCCGCCGGGCGGGACAACGCCACCATATAGCCAGCCGGGCGGGTCGAGACAGGCCCATGAATTGCAGGCGCTTGTCACGGCAGGGAATACAAAAGTTCGATACGCGCATTTGGTCGAGTTTGGAACGGCGCCGCACATAAACGGCGGCTGGGCCGCCGGAACGCAGCATCCCGGCACCGCGCCCCAGCCCTTCTTTTGGCCGGCATACCGGGCTTTGCGCAGACGCCTCAAAAGCCGCACATCGCGGGACATTAGAAACGGGATCAAGAAAGCGGCGCAGACATGAGCAGCGCGGCAGAATTTCAGAAGCTCATATTCGATACGCTCAAAGCTAACACTGCCGTCATGGCGCTGGCTAATAGTGTTTACGACAGTATCCCGACTAGTCCGTTCGGTGCGAAGACGGCTTACATATCATTCGGCCCGGTCGATACCAACGAAGACGACGCCGACTGCATCACGGGCGTAGAGACGACTTTGCAAATTGACGTTTGGAGCCGCGCTCCAGGTTTCGTCGAGTGCAAGCGGCTGACCGATCTCGTCAAGAAAGCGCTGCATCGCAAGTCGCTCGAGCTTTCGGAAAACGCGCTCGTCGATGTTTGGGTGCCGCTCGTGCGCGTCTTTCGCGATCCAGACGGAATAACAAGCCACGGCGTCGTTCAAGTGACGGCGATGATCGAGGAGACCGTCTAGTGGCTTGGGTCAAGTTTGTCCGCACATTCGAGTTTGATTTTAGACCGATCAAGGGGTGTTGCCAAATCTATCAGGCATCAGAGACGCCCCAGAATTTACCCGAGCGAGTAGTCGAGGCGGCCGTGCAGGCGGGCGCCGGAGTTCGTGTCGATATGTCCGTCGAGGACAGGATCGCGTTGCAGCGCGCCAAGAGCGCAAAGAAAGCAAAATAGGAGCACTGAAAATGGCGAGAGCTGTAACGCAGAAATATGAGGAAATGGTCCTAGAAGTTGAGTTCACGCCACTGTCGGGGACTTACACAAGCATCTGCGGCTTGATCGATGTGACGGTAAATCGTTCGTCAAACATTGACACGGCAGAAGTGCCGGACTGCGATAACGAAGCGCTGCCTCTTGCTGTTGAGCGTCAAGTGCGTTCGCAGGAAGTCATGGTTTCGGCGTCGGGCGTTTGGGCGCTGGGCAGCCATGAGAAAATGCAGGATTGGTGGTATTCCGGCTCGACGCTGAATGTCCGACTGCGCAACATTAAGGCGAACGACGCCGGCGTGACGGGCGACACGATCACCGAAACCGGCCCGGCGCTTTTGGCGAGCTTGAACAACGCCCGCACCAAAGGGCAGAAAGTCACCGCTGAAATCGAAATTCAATTCGACGGCGTCCCGACCCGCGTAGCGAAGTAAACATGCTGGGCATTGATCTGACGTGGGCCGGGGGCGAGCACACGTTTAATCTCGACATTGAACTGTTGCGCGCGTTGCAACAGCGGTGTGACGCGGGCCCGGCATGGGTTCTGCATCGCCTCCAAAATAGCATGTGGCACGTCGATGACGTGCTTGCCACGATCAGCTTAGGACTAGAGGGCGGCGGGCTGTCGAAAGACGAGGCCCGCCGTCTGACGAAATTACACGTCGAGCCGCCATGCCTCGCGCGATGCGTTTTAATTGCGCAGCTAGTCCTAATGCACGCACTTTACGGCGACGAGGAAGCCGATGAGGGCGATAAACCCGCGGGGGAGAGGGGGGCGGTAGCAGCGTAACGCTACCGCGCGGGAAGGTGGACTGGGGAAGCGTCTATATGTGGGGCGGCGTTCTAGGCCGGGACGTTGGCGCGATGACACTTTGGGAATTTGCGCAAGCGGTGAAAGGTCATCGCCTCGCGAACGGCGCGAAGCCTGAAAAGCGCGGCGTCGAAGTCAGCGACGAACGACTGTCGGCAATGGGAATAGAGGGCTTCTGATGGCTGACGTTGATATGCAGCGGCTCGTCGTCTCGCTTGAGGCGCAAGTCAACAAGTTTCAGAAGGCGATGGACGGTGCCTCTACCATCGCAGACCGACGCTCCAGGCAAATTGAAGCTCGGTTTAATAAGCTCAACGCTTCGGCAACGGCAGGGTTTGCGCGCCTAGGGACCGCTGTGGCGGGCGCGCTTACAGTGCAGGCTGTCCAGCAATTTATTGATACAGCAACACGAATTGAAAACGCTCTGAAAGTTGCCGGGCTCGCGGGTGACGAGTTAACGCGAGTCTACGAGCGGCTTAAGGCGTCCGCGCTCGCAAACGCTGCGCCCGTTGAAAGCCTCGTTAGTCTCTACAGCCGAGCATCGCTTGTACAGAAAGAGCTTGGCGTCAGCTCGGATGAACTGCTGGGGTTCGTCGACGGTGTTGCTGTTGCTCTGCGCGTTAGTGGACGGTCAGCACAGCAGGCGTCCGGCGCGCTTTTGCAGCTTGGGCAGGCGCTTGGCTCTGGTGTGGTAAGGGCTGAGGAATTCAACTCCATACTTGAGGGTGCGTTGCCGGTCGCACAGGCGGCCGCGGCTGGGTTGACCGAGGCGGGAGGGTCAGTCGCCAAGCTTCGCCAGCTTGTGATAGACGGCAAGGTTCCATCCGACGCTTTCTTCCGTGCTTTTGAGGCTGGCTCTGTTGTGCTGAGGGACCGCGTTGCGGGCGCGCAGCTCACGGTTGCTCAAACGACTGAGAACTTGACCACATCGATCATCGATGCCGCCGGCAAGATGGACGACGCCACGGGCTTGAGCATCCTCCTGACGGGTGCGCTGGGCAATCTCGGAAAGTCGGTCGACGATGTCGGCAGCTATTTCGAGCGAAACCGCCCACGGATACAGAGCTTTTTCGGCGCCTTTTCTGACGGCTGGACCGCAATTGAGAAATGGAAGGATTCATTCCGAGAAAAGATCGGCCTGACCGCTCTTGACGACTTCCTTGATGGCACTTCGCTCCTTGAGGGGCGTATTGGTTTCCAATCGGACCAAATCAATGAGCGCTCGAAAGAGCTTGCAACGGCGATGGGCGGTCTGTTCAACAACGCCGCAAAGATTGCCGCAACTGATTGGGAAGCAGCCACCAAGCGCGACAGCACGATCAAGCCAGTCAGTCTGAAAGATTTTGCGTCACCAAAAGGAAATGCTGCTGCGCAGCGCACATCAGTAGAGCGCGAGATTGAGCAGATCAGGAAGCGGACGGCTGCGCTGCAGGCCGAAGCCAGCACCATCAACGCCACAGTGCTTGCGCAGGAGCGCGCCAAAGCTGCGGCCGAGTTGCGCGCCGCGTTGGCGGAAACGGCCAGCAAGCGCGGGACGGCGGCAACGAAGGCAGAGATAGAAGCAATTGACGTTCTGTCATCTCGCTACGCGGAGGCTCAAACGCAAGTAGCGATGCTGCAAGGGATAAAATCCCAAGATGAAGCTGCAAACGCAATCCGAGATGAAATTGAACTCATGGGCCTTTACGGCTCAGCGCTGACAGAAGCGCGCGTGCAGCAAGAATTGCTCAACGAGGCGAAGCGACTTGGTATCACCCTAACGCCTGGGATGATCGCCACGATAGAAGCGACAGCAAGGCAGACGGCAGAGCTTGAGCGCTATCGCGATACGGTTCGCGAGGTTCAAGACGCCTCGAAAGAAATGCTGTCGTCGTTTGTCTCTGACATGCGCCAAGGCGTGTCTGCAACAGAATCGCTGGGCAATGCCCTCAACAAACTCGCGGATCGGCTGATCGATGCTGGGCTGGATCAGCTTATCACCGGCCTGATCGGCGGCGCTGGATCGTCGTTGTTCGGTGGCGCCGGGTCTGGCGGATGGAGCACAACGGTCACGCCTTTTGCCAAAGGCGGGATTGCGGCTCACGGAATGCGCAGGTTCGCCAAGGGCGGCGTTTCTAATCGTGCGGCCATCTTTGGCGAGGCTGGCCCCGAGGCCGCGATCCCGTTGCCGGATGGCAGAACCGTTCCTGTAACGCTCAGTATGCCTAACATGCCAAAGGCAAGCGCCGCCGCTTCCCAGTCAATTAGCATCGTCGTGTCCCCAGTTTTCCAAGTCCAAAATGGCACATCTGAGGGCGTCGATAAGATGAAATCTGATATAGTTCCGACAATCAAAAAGCTCGTGAATGAGCAGATAGTCGAAACGTTTAATCGCAACCCGCGTTTTGCCAGAAGCGGAATTTAAAACGATGACACAAGCCGTCGATATGGCGGGGAAAAGGTTCGGACGGCTGGTCGCGCTTCATCGCGACGGCTGTTCGGATGGGAAGGCGGTTTGGCAATGTTTGTGCGACTGCGGCAACATCAAGCGGATAGTTGGCAAGTCTCTCCGATCTGGCAACACAACGTCATGCGGCTGTTTTGCGGCAGAGGGCAAAGTCGCCCGCGCATCAAGTCACGGAATGACTTATTCGGTTGAATACGGCGTTTGGTGCCGCATCAAAAATCGTTGCTACAATCAAAAAGTTAAAGACTATCCCGACTATGGCGGACGAGGAATTTCGATGTGCCCCACATGGCGGTCCAGCTTTGAGGCATTTTTGCACGACATGGGGCCGCGCCCGTCGCCGCAACATTCAATTGATCGCAAGAATAACGACGGGGATTACGAACCGATAAACTGCCGTTGGGCGACCGCATCAATTCAAGCCAACAACAAGCGCAACAACCGCAAGATAACCGCGTTCGGGCGGACGCAGAACCTCTCTCAGTGGGCTCGTGAGTACGGGATGGATCGCGGCGCACTAAAGCAACGCCTTGCGCGCGGGTGGCCTGTCGAGCGCGCAATTAGCGAGCCCGTGTCTTGACCATCACATTCCCGCGGGACTTACCGCTCGACGGCTGCTTTACCGGCGCTTGCACGTTTGACCTTATGCACCAGCAATCGCAATCCCTCACGGGCGGGGCATCGCCAAACGTCGCCGATCTCGGTCCCGCATATTGGGAGGCAAGTTACGCGACGGAAGTTCTATCGCGCGAGAATTTCGGCATCTGGACGGCTTGGCTGTCGTCCTTGCGTGGCGGTCTTCGCACGTTTAAGGGCCGCCCCGCACTCTGGAAATGGCCGCAGGCGTACCCGACAGGATTTGCCGGGCTGACGTATTCCGGCTCGCCGTTTTCTGGATCGGGCAACCTCTCCAACATTGCGGCTGGTCGCGACACGATCACGATTAACGAATTGCCTGCGAACTTCGTTTTGAAACCGGGCGACTACCTTTCAATCCCCGCCGGATCAAAACAACATCTGCACCGCGTCACTGAGGGCGCCACGGGTGGCGCATCATCTGTCACCGTTGGCATTGAGCCGATTATTCGCCCCGGCATTTCAACCGGCATCGACGTGCTGCTACAGGCGCCCTACTGCGAAATGGTTTTAACAGGCGTGCCCTCGATCAGCCGGCAGGGCACGAAGGGCGGCACGATTTCATTCTCAGCACAACAGGTGTTGGTCTAGTGCTGACACTTCCGACCGATGTTCTGACCCTCTTAGACGAGGGCCGGTTTTCTGTCCGCTATCTCGTGCGCTTTGATCTCGACGGAGGCGCGGCTGGCGTGTGGAATGACACCTATTCGCTGAGCTATAGCGGCGTGACTTACGCGCCCTTAGCTGGAAACCTCATCTTTGACGGCGTGCCGGGGAGCGCAGAGCTTTCATCCGAGAATGTTCGGATCACGGTTACTCATTTACTTTCGGCTGTTACGACGGTCATTGCGGGCGAAGACTGGCACCAACGGGCGTGCACGCTTTACGTTGCTTTCATGAACGATGACGGATCGGTTTTGCACGTCGAGCCGTTCTTTTCGGGCTTCCTCGACGACGCCAGCATTTCGGACGCGGCGAACGATCTCAACACGCTTGGCCTTTTCATCGAGAGCAATAATCGTGAACTCAACCGCGCTACAGGCAGAACACGATCCGACGCCGATCAACGGCGAGTGGCCGCAACGGATGGTTTCTTCAAGCACGCCGCGAACGCCAACGCTGACACCGATATCTATTGGGGGCGGAAAGGACCGCAATCCCCCACGCGCACAAGCCGCGGATGATGGTCGCCGCAAGCGCGTCGAGAATTGGCCGGCGCTGCTACGCTTGAGCATCGCAGGGCTTCATTCGCCATTCGTTTGGGGTTCGTCGGATTGCGCATTCGTTTTTGATTTCATTCGAGACGCAACGGGGTTTGACGCGATCGAACAGATCAGAGGGTACAGCAGCGATGCGGGCGCATTACGCGCGCTCCGCGCCGCTGGTTACGCAACAACGCTTGAACTTATAGAGGCGTCCTTTGTCGAAATTGAGCCGAAATTCGCGCAACGCGGTGACATTGGGTATCCGGCAAAAATCCCGCATCCGCTTATGAGCCCTGCGCTGATCGACGGCGCATTCGCGCATTCTAAGCATCCAGCGGGGCACGTCATAGTACCGCGCAATTTTATCGCTAGAGCCTGGGCGGTCTAAGCACACATGCCATTTCTTGTCCCCCTAATCGCCCCGGCTTTAGTCGGGACGCTCGGCGGAGCTTTGCTTGGAACGGCGCTGCAAGTCGGTGCTGGCTTAGCCCTGTCGTATGCTGCCACAAAGTTGCGCCCTAAGCAGAAGGGAGCGACGGCGCCGGGCGGCGTTCGTCTCGGACTTCGCATCGATACAAACCCGGCCCGCCAAGTCATCATCGGGGAGGCGGCGACAAGCGGCTCGCTTGTGTATTGGCAGTTGAGCGGCACCGACAACAAGGTTTTGCATATGGTTTTCGCGCTCGCGGACCATCAATGCAACTCCCTGCAAAAAGTTTTGGTCAACGGCAAGGAAAAATCACGGGACGGCGGCAGCGGCGAAATATCAGGGTACGGCTCAAATCTTGTTGTCCGCTTCTATTCAGGGACGGGCGGGCAAAGCGCCGACAGTGATCTTGTCTCATCATCGGGCGGTCGGTGGACGTCTAACGATACGGGCGCGAGCGTCTGCTACGTCGTTGTTAAAATGACTTATGACGAAACGCTGTTTCCCGAGGGTATCCCAGAGTTTGGCTTTGTCGTGCGCGGTTTTCCTTTGCGTGACCCGCGAACGGGCACAAGCGCTTATTCCGACAACCCGGCGTGCGCGATTTACACGGTCCTGCGCGGGATCACGGTCGGCGGCGAAAAGCTTCTGGGCATGAATGTCCCGGCGGACGCTATTCGTCAGTCAGAAGCCGAGGCCGCTGCGAATGCGTGCGACGAACTGATCGCCAAGAAAGCGGGCGGGACGGAAAAGCGCTATCGCTGCGGCGTTGTCTTTGACTGCACGCAATCAAACCGCGACGTGATCGAAACCTTGCTCGCATCTATGGCTGGAGAAGTAATCGAGGCGGGCGGAATTTACCGGATCATTGCGGGCGTGGCGCAAACCCCTGTCGCACACATCACGGACGCCGATCTTGTCGTGACCGAGCCGCTGATTACGCGCCCGCGCCGCAGCCGCAATGAGGTCGTCAATGCGATCCAGGGCAGTTTTACCGACCCCTCGCGCGCCTATAGCCCCGTCGCGTTGCCGCCGCGCACGTCGAGCACGGATGAAGACGAGGACGGCGGCATACGATTGACGCGCTCGCTTGACCTTGTGGCCGTCACGTCCAGGTCGCAAGCGCAGCGCATATTGGAAGTTGAGCGGCGGCGAGCCCGTCGCATGGCGTCGGCGTCAATGAAGTTGCGCGCACGCTGGATCGGATTAGAGCCCGGAGATTGGGTCACGTTCTCGTCGGATCGGCGCGGCTATGACACAAAAACATTTGTTATTCAGTCGAAGACCGGCGCCCGCGATCTGACCTCCGATATCGTACTTGTCGAAACTGACGCCGGTATAGACGATTGGACAGCATCAACCGACGAGATCGACGACGATCAAGTCATTGATCTTGCCTCGGCGGGTCCGGGGCTTTCGTCGGTTGCCGGCGTTGACCTTGACGCGGTAACGATCGCCGGCGTTTCCGGTCAACAGCGGCCGGGGCTGCAAATCTTATGGACGCCGATAACCGATCCGACCGTCATTCGCTTGGATCTGGAATTCCGCAAGGTCGGCGATAGCGTAGCGCTTGAGCGCTCGATCATCGCGCCGGCGTCCGGGGCGTACACTTGGGTTTCGGGTGTCCAGGGCGCGGTCACGTATGAGGCGCGCTTGCGGCCCGTTACGCGCCCCGAGCGGGCGACGATATGGTCGGCTTGGGTTTCGTCCGCGTCCGAAAGCGCCCCCCAGATCGTCGCCGTCGCGGCGGAAGCGCTTTACATCGATCCCGAAAACATCCCGCCGGCGGAATTGGACGCGCAGGCGGCGTTTGAACTGGCGCTGATAACGGCCGCCGATGACGTCCTCGGCTCGATTTCAGAAGCGGTTGCGGAAACCGGGCGGCAAGCCGAAAAGGCGCATTCGGCCGTCACGCAAGCGTTGATCGACTCATTCGATAACGCAACACAAATCCGCGTCGAGCAGCGCGAACGCCAGACGGCGGACACGGCTCTTGCCGAGCAGATCACGACCGTTCTTGCTCAAGTAGGCACGAACGCGGCGCAAGTCCAATCTCAGTTGACGGCGATTGCGACGGACATCACGGCGCAAGCCGATCTTATTCAAACGGTTTCAACAGCCGTTGACGGACAGACGGCACAAGTCACGGTGCTCTCTCAAAGCATCAACGGCATTGAAGCCAAGTTCGGCGTTGCTGTTTCTGCGAACGGTGAAGTGCTTGGGCTGGTTCAGTTGGACGTTGGCGCGGTAGCGGGCTCCACCTTTACGGTGGTTGCGGACAATTTCCGCGTCTCAAAACCGGGGACATCTGGCGGGGCGGCGGTTCCAGTGTTCGCCATCCAAACGGTCGGCGGTGTCGCGAAGCTCGCGTTACGGGGCGATATGATTGCAGATGGTACG